TTCTTAGTTCTTGTTTTTTGTATTTTTGGTTCCTTTACTTCTTTAGCAGGTTTGACTTCAATTACCTTTTCAAGTATTTTTCCTTTTGCATCTTTATATTTAATATAAAAATCTGGAAAATATCTATGTGATTTATTATCAATTGGTGATCTGTATGGTATTATTATTTCTTCTGATGACCAAGTTATGATACTTTTATTTGCATCACAATAATTCATGAATTTTAGCTCCCAAAGAGATCTGTAAGTGATGTCACTTGAATTACCTTTGTACTTTTTACGGTTCTTTGGTCTAAACTTTCCTTTATATGACATACATAGTATATAACTAAGCATCTTATATTTAGAAGGTATGGCATCAGATACCATAGTCTCTAGGAGATATTATCTACCAACTAGCGAATTATACGAAACTGGATCGAAGTTTGGTAGTAATGTACCTGCTTTTAATAATATTTACGATGTCTTTATAAATTTTTCTGCAAGTGGTCAACTGGGCAGTTTTATTGAGAAGCAAAATAAACACTATACAAACAAATCAGTAGGATCTAGTCTTGCTTTGTATTGTTCTGAGGCAGTTTTACCTGGTTCTAATCTTCAGACATCTTCAGTTGATGGTCTAAGGCAAGGTATGTCTCAACATTATGCTACCTTTAGAAGGTTTCCTGATATTACTCTTACTTGGTATACTCAGCAAAACTATATGACAAATGATATATTTAATTCTTGGATGGAATTTATTTCTCCAATAGACATTGGAGCTCCAATGTCAAGTAAAAGTTCTTTTAGAAAATTGAGATATCCTAGTACTTATAAAATTCCCATGGAGATAACTTCATTCAGTAAGGATGTAAAAGGAAAGCCTGATAGAGTGACAAAACATCCTGGTGTGAGAACACCTAGTAGTATAACTTACTTTATTGAGCAAGCATTTCCTGTTTCTATAGTGGCAGCACCATTAGCATATGGTAAGGCAGAACTAATAAAAACATCAGTTACTTTTAAATACGAAAATTATTCTATTGAACGTACTTCTAGAACTGGTGAGGTTCTTGCCAAATCTAGTATTAATGCAAGTGACATGCGTTCTGCGAATATGGTTGGGAATACACTATAAATAAAGCCACTGAAGTGAATTACTATGCCATTACCTAAGGTCGTAGCACCTACATTTGAATTAAAACTAATTTCTACATCGAAAACAGTAAAATACAGACCATTTCTTGTAAAGGAGGAAAAGGCTCTTTTGATTGCAATGGAGAACGGTAATGATAAAGACATTGCTGCCACAATCAAAGAAGTTCTAAAATCATGTATTTTATCTCGTGGGATAAAAGTTGAAGAGTTACCTAGCTTTGAGTTAGAATATTTGTTTTTGAATATTAGAGGTAAATCTGTTGGTGAAACAGTTGAACTTTTAGCAACTTGTCAAGACGATGGAGAAACTAAAGTTCCATTGAACATAGCATTATCTGATATAAAATTAGATGTGCCTGATGAACATACTGATACTATTGAGTTGGATGGTGGTATTTCTATAAAGATGAAGTATCCATCAATGAAACAATTTTTAGATAGTAACTTTAGTGTTTCTGGAACTGATAAAGATAGAATTAGTGAAGCATTCAAAGCAGTTGCTGACTCTATTGATCAGATATACACTGTAGAAGAATCATGGTCTGCAAGTGATTGTACTAACAAAGAGTTAGTATCATTCATTGAACAATTGAGTTCGGCACAGTTTCAAAAGATTGAAGAATTTTTTGCAACCATGCCTAAGTTACAGTATAAAGGAAAGATTACTAATCCAAAAACAGATGTAGAATCTGAGGTTGTAATTGAGGGTTTAGCAAATTTTTTCGCATAATGTTATATCATACCAGCATTGATGCTATGATGGAAGCAAATTTTGCTTTGATGCAGCATCACAACTGGAGTCTTAGTGATATTGAGTCTATGATACCTTGGGAAAGAGAAGTTTATGTTGGATATCTCGTCAAGTTCTTAGAGAAACAAAAGTTAGAAGCACAACAGGCACAACATGCAAACTCCTGGTAGAGCAGTAGAACCCCAAACTCCTATGGTTCCTTTGGAACGTAGGATGAGCTCTGCCTATGAGAGATTATTGACTAGAGCACAGGAAGGTGCTGTAACAGAAAGACCCCAGATCAGAGGTTTGGGTCGTGTTATTCTTGAGATGGAACAACTCAACAATAACATGAAGTCTATTCAGGATGAGATTAGAAGAGATATAAGAGCAAGACGTAAGTATTTTGAAGCAGAAAAAAAATTACTAAAGAAAGATATTGATAATCAAAGTGGGTTTCAAGCTGCTGCTCTTTTTGATTTACGTAAAGTAATAGGACTAGCATCATTTGGTATTGCAGCAAATGAAATTGCTCAAGGTGATATTGGTGGTGCAGCACAGGGTATAGGATTAGGAACAGCAGCGTTCTTACCAGAGATTGCTAATGGTGTTATGATGATACTAATGGCCAGAGGTCTTATAGGTAAAGGTGGTGGTGGTATGATGGCTGGTGGTGCAGTAAGTGGTGGACTTGGATTGTTGGGAGGTGGAAAAGGTAAAGGCATCTTAGCACTAGCAGCTCTTGGTGGATTATTACTAACAGGGAATGCTTTAGCATCTAATTCGGATAGTAGAAGAAGACAAGATATATCAGAAACTATAAGAGGTGATAGCACTATAAATGCACCTGATGTTGCAAGATTTAGGTCACAACTTACGACAGCAAATTCTATACTGTCCACTGTAAAAGATACTAAGGAAGAGAAACAATCTAGTCAGTTTGGTGGTGGTGGTGATATTCAAGGACAAATAGCAAAAGCTCTTGGAAAACCTAAGGATGGTGCAAGACCTGCAGAAGGTTCTACTATATCTGATTCTCAAACTCAAACACCAGTTGAACCAATATCAACAGTAGTTCCCGATAAATTTAACCTTCAGGATGATCAAGCTACAGCAAATACTGTATCTCCTTGGAATAGTATTTTTGGATCACCTGCTAAAGCTGGAACTTTAGATGAGTTTCTTGCACAAGGTGGTGTATTACCTGAACAAAATACCTCAAATGTTGAGTTGACAGGGGCTTCTAAAGAACTTATTGGAAGTGATAAGACTTTTCTTACAGCAATTAGACAGTTAGCTGCTAAACGAGGGATAAACGAAGCTCAGTTGTTAGGATTGATAGCGTCAGAATCTTCATTTAATCCAACAGCAGTCAACAAAGATACTGGTGCAACAGGTTTGATACAGTTCATGCCTGAGGTTGCAGAGGCTTTAGGTACTTCACAGGAAGAAATATTGAAAATGAGTAGAGCTGAACAAGTAGCACTTATGGATCAGTATTTTGAAATGAATAATTTACCAAATAATCCAACTGCAGGGCAATTAAAGACAAACGTTCTTATGCCATCCTACACTAATCAGGATGATAGTTTTGAGTTGATGACTAGACATAATCAATTTACTGATGGTGAGGCAGGTAATCCAAATACGTTCAAGGTAAATCAGGGTTTAGATTATAATAAAGATGGTTTTGTTACTGTTGGAGAAGCAGGGCAAAGTATAACAAATAAAATGGATGAGTTTGGTATTGGGGATTTGACTAATATGTTATCTAAAAAAGAAAAGAATAAATTAGATCTTGGTAAACGTGCTGGTAAGAACCAGTGGTGGGATTTTTTGGATTTATTTGAAAATCCTAAACAAAAACAAAATTTAGAACAACAACAATCAAATGAAGGTAGTGATACTAAACCAGTTGTTATCAATGAAGGTGGAACAGTCAAAAAATTACCACCTCCACCTCCACCATTACCTGGTACTGCTTCATCCAATGTAAATGTTAGTACAACATTTAGCGGATCTATAGACAAACTTGAGTCTGCATATGCATTAGAAACTTACGCTGCTTTCGGATAAATGAATATAACACCGATAGTCACTAAAACTAAAATAACTTCTAATGCTTTGCTGAGAGATATCAGTAGAAGATCTTCTCTCAATAGAATGTATGAGAGACAGACTTTAGAATTACTGAAGAAGTCTATAGAAGAGAGAAAAAAAACTTATTCTGCTTTATCTAAAAGGGATAAAGAAGGTGGTGGATTATTAGGTAATCTTCTTGGAGGTTCATTACTTCTAAGAAGACTTAGAGGTCGTGGTCCTAAAGGTCCAGGTGGTATCGGACCTGGAAGAATATCACCTAGATCTCCTAGAGGTGGTGGTACAATAGGTGGTGGTGTTGGTAGATTTGGTAGATTTGGTAGGATAGGACCGTTAGCACTATTAGGTACAGGATTAGATTTTGGAGGTAGATTAGGTGGTGGACAAAATTTAGCACAAGCAACTATTGGTGCTGGTGGTGGATTAGCAGGTCTTGTAGCTGGTGGAAAAGTTGGTGCTGCAATTGGGACAGCAATATTACCAGGTGTAGGAACATTTGCTGGTGGATTAATTGGTAGTACTATAGGTGCTATAGCTGGTGGTAATATAGCAGATACTCTTACAGGAGTAAATTCTGATACGAGAAGACGATCAACAATATCAATACTTGATAAAGGAAGAGATAAAACTCAATTTTCAGGTGCATTAGATCAATTTGACGGTACTCTCAAAACTTTAGAGAATGATACTGCTCCAACATTGATGGAGTTTAAAAAATCTGGTGGTAGAACTGCAATAGCAAACACTCCTTTTATGTTACCTAAAGGTGGTATAAATTGGAATGCCGTACTCAATGTAGCATTTATTGTTTGGGATGTTATTGACATCATTGCGATGTTTAAAACTGGTGGAGCATCAAAGATACTGCAGATGCCAGTAAAGAAAAAAATTAGAAATGAACTTGGTCAAAACTTTATTAGAAATATCTTCTTACCAAGAACAGCTACTAGAGTATTATCAAGAGAACTTACACAAGCTGCAGTAGAAAAGGGAGCACAAAAAACTATTAGGAATAATCTTAGTAAGAACCTAATAAGACAAAGAATAATCAGTAATAAAGCGACATCTGAAACCTCTAAAATGACTAAGTTCTTTAGAGATGTGGATGACCAGATATTTTTGAGTAATTTACCTGGTATGTCTAGAATGGGAAATCTAAAAAGACAGGGTGCTAATGAATTATTGCAGACAAGAATTGATGGATTATTGAACGTTATAAGAAAGGATAATATAAGATCAAGGATAGCAAAAAATAGAAATATAAGGAATAAATCTCAAATGGAAAGGTTTTTTAAAGATAATTCTTTTAAGAGATATCAATCTGTCGATGATGTTATGGCAGAAGCAGCAGAAGATTTTGGTGCTCGAAGTTTAGTTGAAAGACAGGGTGGTAGTATAACAAGAGAGTTTAAAGATTCCAAAAGTATCAATCTAGATTTCTCGCAAATGATAAAAGATTATGATATTAATCCTAAGGATTTGAATAAACTTATGAAGAATGACCCAAATCTGAGTATTCTTGAAGCAATCAAGATAGAAATAGGCAGGAAAAGTCCTACAGGACACTTTCGAGGATATAAACCACCGATTAGAAAAAGTAAAGGCACTGGTTCTGTAACAGTAAATACTAATACAATGTCTAATAATTCAGGAGTATTAGGAAAAGCAGAAGGTGGTAGAGTTGAGGCAGGTACACCATACATGGTTGGTGAGCTAGGAAAAGAATTGTTTGTACCTGATGTGAGTGGTGATATTATACCTAATGATAAGTTAGGTCCAGCGATAATTGCTATGACTAAAGATGCAGATACTATTATAGTACCTCAAGGTGGTGGATCTGGTGGTAGTAGTAGAACTACGATTCTAAAGGCAGATCCATACGATATTGTAGCTAAATATGCACAGATGACAGGATTGTTTACGGTATAATGGCAAAGAAGTCTTTATGGACATCGGGGCATACCCTAAAGAGATTTGATATAATACCTGCTGGTGGCGGTGAAGCAACTAACTTGATGGGGCAAATTGCTGGAATAAAATACTATGAAGATATAGTAGATTCAACTATTCATTTTGAGATGTTTTGTTATGATACCTTTGGTTTTTTAAATAAACTTCCTATTAGAAGTGGGATGACAGTGCATCTTGAGGTAGAGCATCCTAGTCAGGAAGATAATTTTATTTGGGATGATAGTACAGAACCATTAGTTATTACAAATATAAGATCCAATACATCAGATACTAAAAGAGAATTATTTGCATTAACTTTAGAGACTAGACATGCTATAACTAATCAGACACAGAGAGTTTGGGAGAAACATACTGGTAAGATATCTGATACTGTATCAAAAATTCTCAAGGATAAGTTGGAAATAGAGGAAAGAGTAGTAGTCCATGAAACTAAAAATAATTATGAGTTTACTGGTAATTATAGAAGACCTCTTTATATGATTACTAAGTTGTGTCCTAAGTCAATTCCAACCACTTCTGATGGAGATAAAAGTACTAAAGGAAGTTCTGGATATTTATTTTTTGAATCACAAGATGGTTATAATTTTCTTAGTATAGATAAAATATTTGATGATGCAGAACCAGATAGTGTTCCAAAATATATTTTACCTTCTGATAAAAGCACATTAGATAAAAATAATAATTTCTATTTTTCATCACCACCTAGGTGGGTAGAAAGTCATGATCTCCTGAAAAAATTGAGAAGTGGGGCATACAAAACAGCAAATACATATTATAATCTAATTTCAAGGAAACCAATTTTTTCTGAATATAGTTTCAAAGAAAGTCTTAGGAAATATTTGAAACTGTCAAATGATGAAGAAAATATTCCTGCCATTTACGCAGACAATTACTCTAGGATAACTCTGGGTATACTTGATCAAGGAACCATGACTCCTAAAGTTAGTGGTGAATCTACAGAGACACCACAAGACCAAGCAAATTTTCAATCGCAAACAAGTGCTAGATATTCTTCTTTGTTTTCACAAATGTTGAATATCAGCGTTCCAATGAATTTGAGTTTGAGAGCAGGTCAAGTGATTTTCTGTGAGTTTCCTAAGCTAAATATTGAGAAGTCTACTAAAAAGGGTGTAAACCCTGCATCTGGACTTTATATGATAGCAAGATTGGCACATGAGTTTGGTGCTGCTGAAGGCGATTATACTGGACTCACACTCGTAAGAGATTCCTTCCAACCTAACGAATAACATGACCACAAAAGTCCCACAACACAACCTTGACCATGAGGTTTATATTGATCCTAAGGATCATAAAGAACATGTAAATCATGGTATGATTGAATATACTGAAAAAGATTTAGAAATGCACAATGATGCTTTCCATGCCCATGATGATTCAGAAGTGGATAAGAATGAAGGTAAGATCAATGACTGGCATACAAGGCACGAGGATAAGCATTTAGAGGTATATTGTGATAATCATCCAGATTCATTGGAATGTAGAGTATATGATGACTAATGCTTGAACAGTCAAATACAAAAATAAACTTTGCAGGTAGAGACGGTTTCAATTGGTTCATTGGACAGGTAACCGCAGATGCTGCCTGGCGTGATAAAAATAATCAAAATTTTCAAAATGGTTTTAGAGCAAAGGTAAGAATACTTGGTGTTCATCCAGCAGAATCTAAAGATGAAGGTGGTATAGATGATGAAGATTTACCTTGGGCTCACTTTTTAGTTTCTCCTCAGTTTGGTGCTGGACACAACTGGGGTGGAACTAGTTTTGCATTGCAAGGTGGAGAAACTGTATGGGGATTTTTTCTGGATGGTGATGAAGGACAACAACCTGTAGTTGTAGGGTGTTTTTATGCTAATACTAGCATAGAGGCAATAAGCACATGGGAGGATGTACTAAAGGATAAAAGTTCTGGTTTCGGTCCTTTTACAGCAGATAAAAGTATAGAGGTAGGTAAACATATTGCACCAACACATGATGGAAGACCTGCGGAGAGTGGCACTGTACCTGATAGTAATAGTAAGGTTATAGAAAGTAAAGTAGTTGGTAAAGATGGTCTAAAGACAGAAAACCAGACTACGGAGGAATATTTAACTAAGGTAAGAGGAAGTGTAGAGAAACATGATACATTAGATACAATAAACAAACATTATGATAATAAGGTATATAAGACAAAGGTAGCTCAGAAGTGTATTGCACCAGCAGGTGCGATGGGAGAAGTAACAAAAGCACTTCAAAGTTTTACTGATGTAATGAGTGGACTTGAAAAGTTTGAAGATGGGTATATCGATCCAGTTATCAATAAGATTGTTGATGTAGATCTACTTGTTGAGAAGGCTGCTAATAAAATTGCTGGTGGGTTTTCTGCAACTATAAGATCTGCTAGACAAGAATTATTCAAAGAGATTGAGGATAAAGTAAATGGATCAATTAATTTTCTAGATCCATCACACCTTATAAAAAATTTAGAGGTAAAGAAAGAGCAAGATTCAATATACTGTTTGATTGAAAATGTAATAAATGGGTTGAAGAATTTTGTTGGTGACTTTCTGAAGGGAATGCTAGGAAATCTTTTACAATTTCCTCTTTGTGCAGCAGAACAATTTCTTGGTGGTTTAATATCAGGTATTAAGGATAAGATTCAAGGGTTGATTGGTCCTGCAATTAGTGCTATTTCTTCTATTGGTAATATTTCTCTTCCTTCTTTTGGTGGGATGATGGATAAAGCATTGGGTATTGCTCAAGTAGGTCTTGCATTATTATCTTGTGAGGGTAATGAGTGTGAACCAGAACCTATGGATTGGATTACTAATGTTGGTGCTGATCCTAAGATAAAGTTAGATATTGGTAGAATGAAGGGTCTTGCTAGTGGATTAAGTGCTCTTGGTGGATTGAAAGATGCTATAAAAGATCCCATGGGTGCTCTTGGTGGTATGTTCCCTGGTATTGGTAAGATTACTGGAGCAATTAGTTCAGTAAAAGGGATTGTGGGTAGTGTTTCTACATTGAAGAGTGGTCTATCAGGTGGTATAAGTGGCGGTATGTCTGGTTTGGTTGGTGGTTGTGATCCATTTACTAAAAATTGTGGATCACCTAAACTTTCAATCTTTGGTGGTGGGGGTGCAGGTGCTGCTGGTAAAGCAGTTATAAACTCTATAGGTGAAGTTGTTGGTGTAAGTATGGATAGTCTTGGTTCTGGTTTTACTTCTAAACCTTTTGTTACTATAACTGATAATTGTGATAATGGTAAAGGTGCTACTGCAACTGTTGATATTGATCTAGATGAAAATTCTCCTAATTTTGGACAGGTAAAGGATGTTATTATAACAAATACTGGTGGCGGATACGTAGGACCAGGTGTTATTGATACTATAATAGATCCTGACACTGGTGAAGAAGTGGAAACACCTACTGGTACAACAACTTTACCAGATGGAACTGTTGTTCCAACAAGTAGTGGTGATGGTGAGGATGTCATAGGTGAAGTTACTGGTATTCAAGTTGTCAACACTGGTACAGGATATAAAGATGGTGATACAATTATTACATCTAATGGTAGTGTTATAATTCCTAAATTAGATAGTAAGGGTAGAATTGTAGGAGCAGAAAATGTACAGGTTGATCTGGGACTAACATCTATACCAAAATTAAGTATTAATACAGATACTGGTTTTGGTGCTATAATAAGACCTATTACTAAGTTTACTAAGAAGGAGGATTATAAGGATCCTATTGTACCTGAAGCTAAACTTATTAGAGTTATTGATTGTCCACGAGGTTTCTAAATGGCAAATATACCACCAATAATTATCAATCACCCTGAGGATGGTGTATTCTATATTGGTAGAGAAAGGGATGAGAATGTAAGAAGACCTAGAGATATAGGTATCATGGGATCATCTAGTGCATCCATGCGTTTGTTCCACGATGGTGGATTTGAATTAAGATCTAGTGATGATGCTACTGCAGAACAAGGATCAAGTATCTTACAGGTGTGTGATGGAGCACCATTGATTATAAAATCTCATGGTGATATACTCATTGAGTGTGATGGTAGGTTTTCAGTAGAAGCAAATGATATTAGAATGTCAGCAAATAATGCTGATGAAGGAGACATCACACTCAAAGCAAAGCATGATGTCAATATAGATGCAGATAATCGTATCATTGCTCAGTCGGAAAATGTTGTAATTAGTGGAACGGCAAAAATTCTTTCTTTTTCTGCAGGGTGGAATATGATGGTAGGAAATGTTATTCGTATTCACGAACCAACATCTCAACTGATACCACCTGTATTGGGTGATTATCTAAATGAACAAACTAAAACACTGAAAAAGTAATGGCTGGATTTAGAGACATAGAATCTGGTAAGATCTACATTGGAGTAGAAGAACCAGCAAAATTAGATCAGGCAGTAGAAACCTTGAATGGTGATAAGCCTTATGATGGTACTCTTGTTGCTACTGGACCTACATTTTTAGGTGCTCATAAAGGTGGATTTGCAAAGGGAACTTTGAATGTTGGAACTGCACTTGGAGAGTGGAGTCCTGGTGTTAGTGGTAGGGCAGTTCAAGTAGAAGGTGATGTTGAAGTAATTGGTGAAGAAGCAACAAATGCAGTTTATATTGATGGTGATGTGTTTGTAACAGGTGCTGTTGATTGTTTATCTAAAGGTAGATTAGAAGCAAGACATCAAGAGGCAGATGGTAGACCAAAACCATTTGATATGGTTCATCCATCTAAAGGTAAAGGTAGCAGACTAAGGTATGCCTGTATTGAGGGACCAGAGGTTGCTGTATATTATAGGGGAAGACTGAAGGATAGTAATATTATAGAACTACCTTCTCATTGGAAGGATCTCGTACATGCTGATAGTATTACGGTACAGATACAGAATATTGGAGTACCACAGATGATAACTGTTGAGAGTTTTGATAATGAAAAGATAGTTTTAGAATCTAATACTATACCTGAGACTCCTATTGATTGTTTTTACCATGTGTATGGTGAGCGTAAAGATGTCAATCA